GGATGAGGATGAGATCAAGGAGAATCTCGATGAAGAAGAGCTCGAACAAGAAGAGGATGTTGTGTACCTCGAGGAAGGATCGCAAATTGGATACCTTCCAGGTGAAGCAAAAGAGCTCATCGGGTGGTAAGTGCTAGTGGAGAGGGCGCTGAGTAGCAGAGGTGAAAGGCGCCCTTAATTGGAACTCAGATATAATATAGATATGAAAACAGCAACACTAAATAACAATCAATGGGTAGAGGTCCTAGAGCTCGATTCACTTCGAGGTCTAGCATATGTAATGGATGAAGATGGAGGCGAGTTTCAAGTCTCAGTCAATCAACTCGATAACATCGAAGAGAGCCCAGAGCTACCCTCTCAGCGCCACGACTGGTAAATAGGAACTCTGATATAATAGTAGTATGAAAAAATTAAGCGAAACATACAAAGAACTAGGGATTGCATTTAGCTTCCCTATCGAGATTATGGAAGCCAATGACGAGGACGAAGCTCGTGCTCATTTCGAAACTTTAAAACAACCAGCTTAATAGCACTATGAAAATAAATACACAAAAACTAACTGAATACATTAACGACTGGGCAGACCAATCAGAGGAACAAGCCTATGAGTGGGCTTCCGATGGTTGCTTTGACGAAGCCTATAAAGCTGAAGTAATTGCTAACTTCTTGAGGGAAGACCTTGTGAAGGGTATCGAGATGGACTTGATAGACGCAGAGGAATAGCACTATGAAGATAAAATTTCAAAGAAAACATATCGGATGGGGAATGACGCCAGACGAACCACTAGAAATGGTCGTTCGCATATATGTGCCAACAGACTACGAAGAGTGCCACTATCACTTGCGGCTCCAAGACTTAGAGCGCAAATTTATGAAATCTGGATACGCCACGGACATTGGATACTCTGACGGGGTTCTATGTATCTCAAAATCATAGTATGAGTACAACATTTGCAGTAAAGGTTCCATCTATCAAAACGTATGAAGATGGAGAAGAAGTAGAAGTAAACGTAGCATTTAGAAGTAATGGAGTAAGATGGTTAGACCCATTGGCTCAGTTATTACCAGATGATACAGAAGTAATTGCAGTAGATAACTCACACCAAGGTATCTACACTATCGGTGATATCAGAAAGAAGATTAAGGAACTATAATATAATAAGAGTATGAATTATTTGAAGTATAAAGAGTTTTTGAGAAAAGATCTAGGTCGCGACGTTGGTCTTGCGGCTTATAATTCTAAGCTAGAAGATGAAGTTTGTCGTCTAGTAGAAGAAGCTAGAGATGCTTTTCAATATCGACAAGATGCTCAAAGACAATTTCAAGAAGGAACCTGGCATGGTAAAACAACTAAAGATTATAGAGATTCTTTAAAAGAGTGCGATAGTAGTGATATGTTTAGTTTATCTTATCAATGGCAAGATAAACCTCATAGGCATGTATTTGATCTATGCAATTGGATTGACGAGCTATTGAAAGAGAGAGCATAAGATTAGGAACTATAATATAATAAGAGTATGAAAACACTAAGCGAATTATACAAAGAACTGGGGATTGACTTCACCTTCCCTATTGAGATTAAAGATGCTAACGGCAACGTAACCTACCGTGAGGACAGCGATGGCTTCTGGGTCAAGCGGGAATACGATGCTAATGGCAACAAGACCTACTACGAGGACAGCGATGGCGACTGGGAGAGACGTGAATACGATGCTAATGGCAACAAGACCTACTCCGAGGACAGCAATGGCGACTGGGAGAGACGTGAATACGATGCTAATGGCAACAAGACCTACTACGAGGACAGCGATGGCTATAAGAAAGGCAAAACTCAGAGCCAATCCTGCGCTGGTAAAGTCATCGAGGTTGACGGAATTAAATACAAACTAATGGAACTGTAATATAATATAGATATGAGCAGATACGACACACCACACTACACCCGATTATTCAGAGATGAAGCTAACACTGCACACGATGCCGCAGTGAAGAATAGAGACGAGAAGAAACATCTTCGTGATACTCTTACTGAGATAATGAAAGCCTTTAAGGGTGACTTAGTCTCGCAGGAGATGATTCTTGAGGTGGTTCACAAACAAGGTCACGATGGTCACCTTATTCGGAGATTGTGTAACACTCTAGAGGGTTAGAATAAGAACTTAGATATAATAATAGTATGGAAAAACAATACACTGCCACTATAGTCCGCTTCAACGATCAAGGTGAGAGGCTCGAGGAGGTTCAAGACTTCCCAAAAGATCGAGATGGTCTTCGCGATGCTTATAAGTTTGTTCAAGGCGCAGATGAATGGATCATCTGGTGCGGAGACGAGCTCGTAGATTACGCTAAATAGGAACCTCGATATAATAGTAATATGAAAGATAAGATTACACACGACGAATATCAAAAAGCATGGTTTGCCCTCCATGAAGGGATCATTACTGAAGAAGAATGGCGAGCGTTTTGTGATATTCTTTTCGCTCAAACTCTCGAAGAAAACAAGGACGTGATGGTTCGTCTTAAGAATTGCTAATTGGAACTCAGATATAATAATAGTATGGCAAATAATAACAACACAGTATCTTACCCTTATGCTTACGGTCTTCTAGATGGAGGTCTAAAGCACTTCGCTGAAACGTTCGAGACAAATGCTCGGATGAAAGGCTTTGACATTGACCCAGAGCTTATGCAATATATGAAAGAGGAGCTTAAGAAGCTATCTGATAAGGCCCACGACAAGGGCGTTGCGCATAACAAAGAATATGGATTTTAATTAGTGTGTGTTGTGACTGCTGAGCATCAGGATAAACTGCTCATTCACTTTATGATTGATAAACGGACAGAAAAACAAATCAAGAGGCTCTTCTCGGTGGTAGTAGACGACTCACTCATGGATGCTGACTTTGAATATGTCCAAGCAGCTATTGCTTGCGTTCGTAAAGAGTGTGATCAAGTTGAAGAATACATGAAGGAGATGGATAGACTTGCTGATGAAGATTCTATATCTAACACTAAGGCTAGCAACCCTTGATCAAGATCTTTAAATAGGAACTCTGATATAATAGTAGTATGGAAAATAACAACACACCAGAAGTAAAAGAGACATTAACCATCGGCGAGCTTTACAAAGCCATCGACGTTGTAATAAAGGCAAGCCGTGAAGAGGCTACTAAACGAGCAGTCATTGCATTGCTCAGTGATAAATTTAATCCAGAGATGGTATCTATGATCGGCACGGTCAATGATAACTATAATGATACTCTAGAGGATATGCGAAGGGCATTTGGAATTTAATTAGTGTGTGTTGTTGTGGAGGGTCTAGTTCGAGAGAGCTAGGCCCTTTTTTTGTCTGCTGACCACCCCTCTGCGCAGAGAGGTACCCCGCTCAGAGAAGTTAACGTGCGAATTTTCCTATATATAGAGCGGGGAATAAACAAAGGTAATATACCATGCCAACTAAAATTTTATGCGCGCGGGAAAATACTATATAACCCCCGGGCTTTTCTATATCAGGAACCCACCCTTGTAGAGGGTATTAATTTACCATACAATAATAAACTCTGAATTCGGTACTTGTAAAAATAACTCAATATCTGGGTCAACACCTGGAATAGTCTTGCAAGAGGTTAGTAATATAGAAAGCAGTATTGAGATTATCAGAGTTCTCATATACGATATTTATAAATTCCATAGTTACTATATTACTGGGGTAACCAGGTATAATAGAAATTTGGTTATTATATAAGTCGACAATAATCAGCGACTTACTTGTATGCGGGAAATCAGCGCGACTGTTCTCTCGCGCTCTCGCGCGCTTTGTTTCAAGTTGCCGAATTTAATAAATAATTAAAATGGAAAATCTAAAAAAACTATCTAAGGATGAACTCGAGGAGCTTGGTCGTAAATATGATATCGAGCTCGATCGACGTTTATTAAAATCTAAAATGGTAAAACAGCTTAAAAAGCATATCGAATCGTTAGATAAAGATTCGCTTGAAGAGCTAGCTCGAGAAGAAGGTGTAGAGCTTGATAAGAGATTAGCTAAAGAAAAGCTAGTACAACAAGTTGCTAAGATAGGCGAGGTTAAGAACCCTGTTAGTACTTTAACTCTTGAAGAAAAAAGAGCAAAACTGCGCGGATTAAACTTCTAAACGATTAAATAATTACATGGCACTCGGAGACAATACAGCATTTTTTAACGAAACAACCTTCTTATTAGGAGACGAACAATCTGGTACCACTGGTATTTCAGGTATCGATATTACAGCAGTCGGTGGAGGTGCAATCGACTCTCCAGCAGCTAAAGTATTATTTACTGAGAAAGAAGCTTTAGTAGGTGAAGCAGGACCCTTTACAGCATTAATTAATGATGATGTTAGAGACCTTTCATTTGAAGTTTCTTTCTTTGAAAGATATGTTGGTGAAACAATTTCAGTTATTACAGCCGATAGATTAGCAATTCAAGGAACACTTACACAAGCTACTACAGGTGGTGAAATTGTTGCATTATCTGCTAAAGGTAATAATTCTGTTGGACCTACATTAAGAAGACTTTATAATTTAGGTTACGTTTAAATGTATGGGTATAAAATCTTATACTGATCAGGGTACATTTACAAATACTCTAAGTATAAATGGTTTTAATGTATCCGCTTTGACGCTTGGTCTACCTCTACCAAGTCAACAGAAATCATCTATACTATTTAACGGTGATAAAAGCACTGAGGTAGGTATAACATCAGCTGCAAGTGTAATATGGGATGGTGGTCAATACATAATTTTTGTGGATGTAGGTTACGTGGGTAAGGAATTTGCAATTATAGATGAAAATAGATTAGCAGCTAGATTTACATTAGAATTTATAGTATTATCATCTGGTAATATAGCTGACCAAACAATTACTTCAATAGGTAATAATAGTGTAGGGCCTGAGATACGTAGATTATACAATCTTGGTTATATTTAAGAATTAATTTATATCCTTAATATTAAGGTGTTTCCGGAAAGGTGACACCTTTTTTATGGGAACTGTGATATAATATATGTATTATATGATTACTATTAAACTAAATTGCAGTAAAAGTATTAGAGAGAAGTTCAAAAAGTATAATATTAGTAAGTATAAATTAGAGAATTTCCTGAATTACCATACTAATAATTTGAAAAATACCAGAAAATGGTGGCATTATGATATAGATGTAAAAGGTATTAAAGGTGTTGATTCGCAATACTTTTGGGATGAAGATGAGATAGAAATAGCTTTGAATTGTAGCGATTGTAAAACTTTAAAACAACGCCGTATATTCTTTTTATCTAGTCTAGTGCATGAATATAGACATTGGGTGCAGTGTAAAATTGAGAATGTATCTGGTAAAAAACTAAATTATAGTGAGGAAGACGTTAATGATAGGACTGATAAGTATACTCAAAATGTATATGAACTAGAGTGTGTTGAATGGGAAGATCTAGTTGAAAAGTTTAATAATTTTATTTAATTTTATCTAAAGGCCATAGTCGAGCTTTCATATACTCGATATCTTTTTTTATCTCAGCAATATCAACTTCCATTTCTTTCATTGAATCAGTTATGATAATATTACCATTCGGTGTAATCATATTGCTAATTAATTTTTCAATTTTTGATACTATAGGTAATATTTCTCTTATTTCTTTTTGATTTGTTTGAGCCATAAATCGTAAGGTTTGTGCTTCTGTTTCTAAGCTTTCAATTTTTAAACTAATTATTTGTTGATCTTTTATATATACTTCTTGAGAGACATAATTACTATTCAACCATAAAGCAGATAAAGCACCTAGTGCTGCTAAGAAAAAAGTAGCAAAATTAATATTTTCCAAAAAGGAGCGAAAGGAAGTAATAGACTTTTCCATTTTAATATATTTATTAAATTTTTTTATATTAAATAATAATAATGAGTGATCAATCAAAAATTTTTAATCTTTATGAAAGTAATTTAAATCAATCAGCTATAGGTCATATGCAACAGAGAGACTCAAATGGTAATTTAAAATATAGACCTGGGGAAGCATCTCCAGGCCAGTCTTACCGTAAATATGGTATACCAACTGTAAGCAGTGTAAAAATTAAAGGCTCACCATATACACCTAATGGTATAAGTGATGAAGAAATAGAAATTGAAGGGTATGGTATGATTGACAGTAGTCAAGCAGGTAAATTATTAGAAAGACTAAAGAATGATATACATGATTTAGTTGATAAAAATGTAACCGGTTTTATATTAAAAAGTAAAATAGATCTTTACGTATCAGTTATAGATCAAATGAAGAAAAAAGGCTTGATTTCTTAAAGTTATATACTATAATTAGTATGTGGGAGATATACTAAAACTAGACTGGGATAATATAGATTTTTTAATTAATTGTATAGCGGATCAAATACAACATAGACGTATTAAATTTGATAGTGTAATTGCTTTAGGTAGAGGTGGTCTTATACCAGGTGCAGCTTTAAGTTATAAACTAGGTATATTAGACCTACAAAACTTAGGTATTAGTACAAGAGAAGACGATGGAAAGTTTATCGATACACTAGTATATCAAAAACCTGAAAAGATTAATAAAAAGGCAAAAATATTAATAGTTGATGATATTAATGATAGTGGTAAGACCTTTACGATAGTAAGATCAATATTACAATCTCAATATAATATTGACTGCGGAGATGTTTATTTTACCAGTTTAATAAAGAGAAATGGTACAGAATTTGAAGATTCAAACACTATTTCTGGTAATACTGTATATACTACCAGTTGGTTACAGTTTCCCTGGGATAAATAATTAAGTGAGAGCTAGACCATTTTATTTCGAAATTAAAGATATGCTTACGCAGTTTGTTGCTGCGTTCGATGATATCGTCATTGGTAGATTTAATAAAGAAAGGAAAGAAAAAGATAAAATAAATGTTAGGTATGTATATGCTCCTAAACAAAGAGTTCTTTATGATATCATAAATGAAAATAAAACCCTTACATTACCAGTTGTATCGGTTAATGTTACAAATATATCTAGAGATCAAAATAGAGTTTTTAATAAATTAGATGGATTTTATTATCAAGGTAATGTAGGTGAAGAAAAGGTATCTCGGCATATTAAGTCACCTGTACCGGTCAATGTATCGTTATCAGTTTCTGTATTAACTAGATATCAAACTGATATGGATCAAATTTTAAGTAATTTTGTACCTTTCTGCAATCCATATGTAATTATTTCATGGAAAGTACCAGAGGCATTTAATTTAAGCGTAGATCAAGAAATAAGAAGTGAAGTTTTATGGGATGGTAATATTGGTATGAAATACCCTACTGAGTTAAATGCAAGTCAGAAAGCAAGAGTTACCGCTGATACAACATTTACAATTAAAGGTTGGTTATTTAAAGATACAGATGATCCATCTGGTAACATATTTTTTATTGATCAAAACTTTCACACAGAAACAGAATTAGAATATTATGATAATTTTGAGTCTTTATCAGGTAATACCTATACATACCCAGTATCGACAGGTTTAGATGATAGAATTAAAACCTTTGAATTATCTGGTTCACCATTTATTACAGATATATTTTATAATGGTGTATTACTTCAAGATGATTTAACCATCTCACCAAATACATCTGGTAATATTATTTTAAATGGTTATGGTTTTACACATACTGAAACGGTTTTATTTAGTACTAATAATGATACAGTTTATACAAATTTAACTTCCGTATCTGGTTTTAGTAGACAAGAACCTGTTTCAGGTCAATCAATACCATTTACAGTTCTAAATGATAATACAATAATTTTTAACAGTCCATCTATTACATCAGGTAAATTGAGATTTATACCTCTAAATAAAGCAGGTTATGATTTTTCAGATTTATCATATATGAGTACTTTATGTGGGAGAGGTTTAAGTAGTACGTTTATTATAGTAGAATAAGTATTAAATAATAATAATGGCCGACCAACAAAATAGCTCAGGACAATCTGGTTTTTTAAAGAATTTAGTAAATAAATTACCATATCAATCTGTAGATTTCAATAAAGTACTTGGAGATCTAAATCCGAAATATAATACGTTTGAAGAGACGGGTATGAGAAGAGTTGAAGCTTTGGCTAAAAACTCCATTTTTTACAATAACGATTTTAATAATACTGGTAGTGGTCAAATCGCTATCGATGGTAATTATAACTCTTTAGTTTATGCTAATGTAGAAGAAAATAAAGGTGGTAGGTTAAGAGACTATCGTATAATGGCAGCTTTTTCTGAGATCAGTGATGCATTAGATGAAATTTGCGATGAATGTATTAATAAAGATGAAAATGGTAATATAATTAATCTTAAATTTAGAAATACTGAATTAGATCAAACGAAGCAGCAAGAAATAAAAGATGAATTTGAAAAATATATTGATTATTTTGATTTAGAAAAGAAAGGTTTTGAGTATTTTAGACAAATATTAATTGAAGGTGAGCTTTATTTTGAACATATTATACATAAAGGTTATACTGATGATGGTATACTTGGAGCGGTTATTTTACCAAGTGATTTAATTGATCCTATATATGATAATATACAAAATATGATCATCAAAGGTTATATTTTACGTAAACCTATATTTGACCCTAATAAACCGGAAAAAATTGAAAAGTTTGATTTCATTCCAATGGATGAAAATCAAATATCATATATAAACTCTGGTATTTGGAATCAAGATAAAACTTTTAGATTACCTTTTATTGAAAATGCTAGAAGAGCATATAGGCAACTTTCGTTAGTAGAAGATGCTATAGTAATATATAGACTAGTTCGTGCACCGGAACGTTTAGTTTTTAATGTTGATGTTGGTAATATGGCACCACCAAAGGCTGAAGCATATCTTAGAAAGCTTATTCAAGAATATTGGAGTAAAAAGACTTTTGATTCAAATCAATCTGGTCAAGTTCAAAAGTTTAACCCGCAATCTATGCTTGATAGCTTCTGGTTTGCTAAAAGACAAGGTTCGGATGGTACATCAGTTACTCAGCTAGCCGGTGGTGCTAATTTAGGTGAGTTAGCTGACTTAATGTATTTCGTTAACAAACTTTATAAAGCATTAAAAGTACCAACAAATAGATTAAACCCTGACAGTCAATTCAGTGATGGTGAATCTATTTTAAGAGAAGAGCTTAAATTTGCAAAATTTATTATTCGTATGCAGCAGCAATTTGCAGCTGGTCTTAAAAATGGATTTGTAACACACCTTAAACTTAGAGGTTTATTCAACGAATATGATCTTAAAGCTCAAAACTTACATTTAGAGTTTAATGTACCAACTAATTTTTATGAACTTAGAGAAAGTCAAAAATTAGAATTAAAAGCAACTAACTTTAATAGCTTAGCTAGTAATGAATTTGTTTCAAATACATATGCACAAAAACGATACCTTGGGTGGAATGATGTCGATGTTAAGGCAAATAGAGAGTTCTTACGTAAAGATGCTGAATTCCAATGGGAGTTGCAACAAATCGGTGCTGGTGGTCCTA